GTATCCTCAGAGAGTTTCATCAGGATGTTTTTCTCTTGTGCAGGAGTTGGATAGTTCTGCTCAAAGGTTACTGGGAATCGTTCAAGGAATGCTTCGTTAAGCACGTTAGTTCCAATGAATCGTCCATCATCTGAACCTTTGCCTTTAGTATTTGCGGTTGCGATGACATTGAAACCTGCAGTGGGTCGAACAAACTTGCCGATTTTCTTAAGGAAGACTCCATTTCCTTCAAGGATAGATTGGAGACAGAGAATTTTATTAGAGGCAAGGTCGATCTCGTCAAGGAGCAGGATAGCACCTCGTTCGAGTGCTTCAATGACTGGGCCATTGTGCCAGACGGTGGCACCATCAACAAGGCGGAAACCACCAATAAGATCATCTTCATCGGTTTCAATAGTAATGTTTACACGGATGAGTTCCCGATCCAACTGAGCACACGCTTGCTCAACCGAGAAAGTCTTTCCGTTACCGGACAATCCTGTAATGAACGTCGGATAGAACAAACGGGACTGAATAATTTTTTTAAGATCACTGAAGTTGCCAAACTTGACGAAGGAATCATCTTTCTGGGGAATAAGGTTTTGTTCAAGGGCAGGCATAGCAGGAGGTGCCTGATAGGTTTGCTCAAGTTTTTCCTGAATAGTCAGGTTCCACTTACCACGACCAACTTTGTAATCAGAAAGTTTGTTGGTAATGGTTTGATAGTTACCACCATTCATCGCACACCATGCACGAATATCTGCACTAGTTACAGATTCACCATAAAGACCCTGTAGTGAAGTGCGGATGTAATCAGCAGAGAAAGACATGATGTAAGTTTGTTTGTTTCAACTGAAGTTATTATAGGGCAGAGTGGGGCAGAGTCGGGGGCAGAGTGGACAGTTCAAGAATCGGTCAAATACTCTTCCAACTCCTGAACTAACCTCTTGTGAGAGTGTCTTCTGTCCAGTTCGATACCGACAGTGCGACCATACTCCTCAAGTTCTTTCTTTGACATATCATGAAATGATACATCACTTTCATATGCGAAAATCTCTGCAAGTTCTTCTTCGATTACTTCTTCATAGTTTGTAGTATCTTCGTCCACAATAGGAGATTCTGTAACTTCTACAGGTTCTTCTACTACAGGTTCCACTACAGGTGCTGGAGCAGGAGCAGGAGCTGCCTTTTTACCTCCAATTAAATCTCCAAATCTAGACATTTTTAATACCTATACTATAAAAATATTTATCAATAAACCTCAATCAGTTGGTCCTTTGTTCTTACGTCTACCTGTACCACGTCTAAATGTGGTTCTCTTGGCATCACCCTTCCTGCCTTCTCCCGTGTCTCCTTTATGGATGACAGACATCCTATCTTTGCTACCAGATCTGTAGGTATAATTATCTCTATCAAGACGTTTTGATGGTCGTTCTGTATAGCTGTGACCAGTAGCAGCTTTCCCACCAGAACTAAAATGCTTTTCTGTATCTTTAACACCTTTTGGTGTAGTTGCGTCTCTACGATCTCTACCTATTTTACTACCCTTCTCATCCTTATTCTTTTTACCAGCAAATCCCATTTTGGTTTCATATCCTTTGCCTTTATTATAAGCAGAGGCCATTCCACCATATCTGGCATACTCTTTATCTGAAGGTTTGTGGTCGGGATTCTCAACCCCAGTTCTCTTCATCTTGGCTCTCATTTTTTCAGCAGGAGTCCACCCACTTCTGTTAGGAGCCTTTTTGTTATCAAAATCGACAGACCCTTCTGCGATAACCATAAATTCCCTAAAAGTTTTCATTTATAGTAAAAACATCCTTTTTAATATTTATCAAGCAACAAGTTCAATAAACTCATTCAGAATTTTCTTATTCATTTTCTTGGTGCGAAGACTTTTAACAAAGGCAGATTTGATTTGGGTTTTGGTAGCACCATCATCAACATCAAACTCAGAGTCACTAGAAAGAACATTACCAGAAAGTCCAAAGTAAGAGTGATAACCAGAAGTTTTGATGGAGAATGACTTTTGCTTCTTCCAATCCTTCATAACTTTATCATGAAGTTCTCCACGATATCCACAGTAAGTTCTGATAAATGCTCCTGCATCACGAGAAGCAAGAACACGAATACCAATGAAGTTTACATCCGGGAAAGTTGTTTTGAGATCTTCCAAGAATACATCAGTCATCTTATTCCATTGAACATCCATAGAATAAGTGTGACCTGTTTTACGATTACGAAGAAAGCAGTTGTGTCCAATCGAACCAGTGCCAATGAAAGGTTCTTGCTCCCAATGCCGTTGGATCTCACGATGGAACTTGGGAGGATATCCTTCACCATCGGTCAGCACAACACACTGAACCTTCTGAACCTTATTCTCCTTCTTAAACTTGGGAAGAATTTGATGCAAAGCAATCATAGTCTCATTCAAGGGTGTACCAGAGAGACCCATAGTGGGAGGAATATTGTAGTAAGAACGAGTGGTGCGATCAAAATAATATGCCAAACGGAACAGATGCTTCATCTGAGTTTCCAGTTCTTTGGTGCTGACTTTATGAGTCAGGAAATTCATCATAGAGAACCACTCATTGATGTAAAACACACCGTCCCTCTTTTCATATGAAAGGTCCTTTACATCCCTAGAACCATCTTCCTTGTATGTAAACAAAGGATACTCATTGGTGAATGCATAAACATCGAAAGGAATACCAACCTTCTTACAGAACCAAACAAGATTACACATCTGTTTGACCGTATCCAACAACACATCTCCCATCGAACCACTCCAATCCAAGATAAAGATCAGACCATGATTCTTACCATCGGCAAGAGTTGTTACTTTCTTGAACAGGTCTTCATTGTATCGATAAGTATGTAACTTAGCTGTATCGAGCACTCCAGTCCGACTAACAGTAGCACGAGCATAAGAGTCTGCAGATTTACGGCATTCGAATTCTTTAACAAGATAATTCACCTCCTTTTGTGCAGATTTTTTAAACTTTGCAAACTCGGCATCAACATCATCAAAGACTTCTTGATATTGATAATCATCCCAAGTTTCACGACAATCTTGATGAATTCTGGAGTTGGGAACAATAATCTTCTCAAGATCAAGTTTCGGCACTTCTACATAGACATTCTCAATCCCATTCGTAGATGCAAGATCTTTGATTGCCTGTTCCAGTGCATCTACAGTTTTGATTTCTACATCATTACTAGTGCCACCACAAGGTCCTCCTTCTTCTTCGATTTCAGTGGTCTCTCCAGACTCTGCCGTAGAAGATTCACCATCGTCAGTGATATCAGTATCTCCTTGCTCAAGTCCTTGCTGATTCTGTGAAGGATCTGGACTGCCAGACTGAGATTCCAGAGAATCCATTTCAGTCTTTGTATCAGTATTCAGTTGGTTTTGGCAATAAGTATACAGTGCCTTTGCTGCCAGAAGAACATCATCAAAATCTTCACAACCCTCAATCATACGAAGAATGGGCATCTCAAGGTCTTCACCAAAAGGAACATCAATAAAGTTACCAATCTTGAAATACAGATTTACACGATCTGCAAGGTTCATCTTAGTAACGTCATCACACTCAACACCAAAGAAATCTTCCTCGGCAAGAACCTGATATCCAGCATAAAACGTCTTGGGGAGACCAGGATAACGACGTTTCATCAACTTCTCAATACGAACATCCTCCACAATGTTTACGAACTGCGGAGGAATCTTCGTTTCTTTCAACCAGTTACGGTCGGGTGTATACAATGCATGACCCACCTCATGTGCAACCAACATATCGTAAACTTCATTGCCTGCTTTCTCCCACATAGGAAGAGTCAACACACGAGTATGTACGTTAAAGCAGGCAGTCTCAACTTTCTTGTGCTCTACAACAAGATCTTCAGTTGCCAGGAGTTTAGCAAGTTGCGACTTGATCTCGTGTGAAACTGTCATAGTGTTCCGTTCGTATGGACTCATAATACGACGAAACCCGCCTCTTGGACGGGTTCATGTGACGCTTCTTAAATTGTCTGAGTGCCTCCTTTCGTGCCCTCATTGCCTGAGGTTTAAGAGTTCGTTTGGGTTCTTTGCCCGAATTGTGTTTCCAGTTTGGGGTGACCATAGTTTCTCCTGTATTAGGATACCATACGTGAAAATCCTTTAACCTTTTCAAATCTTAGGACACTTTCAAATTTGTCATGTAAGTCAGATTTATGGGAAATGACAAATATATTAGCATCCTTAATCACATAACGAATAATCTTTAAGAACTCTTCGGTTCCAAAACCATCAAGTGAAGAATCAAATACCTCATCCATAATCAGCAGGTTGGTATTCACCGAGTTCTTGAGTCTTGCAACTTCTCTCCACGTAAAGAGGAGTGCAAGGTCAACTCTCATTTTCTCACCTTCACTAAAAGAACTATAAGAAAAGTTCTCATGGATAGGTGATTCAATCGTTTCATTAAACTCCCCATCAAGTTTAAAGTTGATGTAGAAGTCCATCATCTGAAGGTAACGATTAACCTGCTGATTAATGAATGGAAGATACTTCTTAATGATTTTTATTTTTACTCCATCATCCTTGAGTAAGGAATAGGCAAAATCGTAATGTACGATTTCTTGTTTTTTGTCTGAGAGGTATTCAATTGTCTTTTGGAGATTTTGTCTAAATTCTTCTAACTTCTCATGTTCAGTATTTCTGTTTTGTAGGTT